TGCAAAAGAACCTTATACAAGAGAGGTTTAGAAGCATTCAATAATACACATAGGATCAACACAATTTTAGAAGCAGTCCAGAAACGTGGTGAACAACATTTCTCACACAGAGATAAAATCAAACCACGATTGATCTTTAACCCAGATCCCACAGTGAAAGCACTTCACGGCTGTGTAAATCGTACTTTGTTGCATCTCACCAAGAACATAATGAAAACTTTTGTGCATGGAGTAACTGCTGAATCACTAGAGGACATTTTTAATAAAGTTTATGCAAAAATACCTAATGCCGTTTCACTACCGTGGGATGGATTGAATCATGACGCACATATGGCCAAGTGGATGCACGAGACTGTCATATACGATACCTTAAGAGAATTAATTCCTGTATATTGTATTCGTATGGGATATCCCCCTTCTTTATGCCAAGAACTCATTAGAACACTTTGCACCAACGAGAAACGCTTTACTGCATACGTGAAGAATCGTATGAAAGGACTCAGAAAACCACTGATAAAAGCCAAATTTAAAAGTTCAACAACCAGCGGCATGACAGTAGAAACAACCTGGGGTAATACTTTAATTATGAAGGTGTTCTTCAAAGTGCTCAGAAAAATCACAGGTTTGACAAAGGCCCAATTAAAGGCTATCATTTCAGGAGATGACACAAACCCCGTTATTGATTCAACGCAAATCAAAGTTTTGTGGACAGTGATGTGTGATATATTCACAATGGATGGCTTACCAGGACATGGAATTGGATACGAATTAAAAGTTGATAAAACCAAGACTGCAACAAGATCCTTTAAGCTTCTGTCCAAAATCGGCTTTACTGATGACTTGGGATATACTGTCGCACACAGGCAGTATGATAGAACCGTTTTGAGTGGAAATTACAGCGATAAAATTCGAGAGCACAATGTGAAGAATAAAAAGACCCAAACAAGTGATTTAGTTGGAAAATTCACGACAGCGATGCACAATTGGTGTATAACAACAGGCGAGAAGAGTTGGGCATGGCATGAGCCTTTCTTTAGATCTCATATAGATTATAGGGTTGCAAATTTGCCTCATTCAACAGTCCCAGATCCTGAAAAATTCTTTAAAGGTGACGAAGTCTACAGATTGTTATTTAATGTTCATTCCAAAGCAACAGCGGAACATTATGAGAGAGTTAGAATGTACATGCTAGATTCAGCATATCCATTTATCGGTGAATTTAAACGCACTGATTTGGTATACGAAAATCTTCGCAATGTGAAGTATCATGACTCTCGTAATTATGTAACTGGAGCTTCAAACTGTATAACACAGACCCCAAACCTAACAAATTTTTCATCAATGGAACCTAACTTGAGCAATAAAGCTAATGCAAAAATCGAGCGACCTAGAAAGAGCCGAAAAGAACGTAATAGAGATAGACGTAATGGCTATATAGCAGGAATGAAAGAACTGCTAGATGTAGATCATTTGAAAACAGGACTCTCACAAACAGGAGTTTTGAACGCATATAACAATAAGTCTGATCAGAACCATAATTTAGTAATGACTAAGTTGAATGCCTTACAGTCAATTGTGAAGAAATACATGATACCACAAAGAGCCATAAATGCTTATACTTTCAATAAAAGTGAAACGACTGATCCAAAATCTTTACGAGCTAAACTTTTAAAAGAAGGTGTAGATACTTCTGAGATACCTACAAGAATCTTAATAGACTTGATAGCAGTCGATGATTGGTCCACAATCCTTAAAGCAGCTTGGCCAGTCATTAAAAGTGTAGGTGCGCCTGCACTCATGCATTTGTGGAAAAAATACGTTGCCCCTAAGATGGGTGGCGATGAAGGAATAAATCCCATAGATTGGGGCGGCCCATTAAAAGCTATGAGTCAAAATACCGTCCCAGGCTTGAATTTATCATACCCAGGTGTGAAAGAAGAAATGGACAAGAGAGCCAAAGCAGATGATGTCTCAACTCATTCTCTTTTGACCTTAATAAACCCAGAAAATCATAAACATAGATTTACATTCCAAAATACAACAAAGACTTCGTTAGGTTACTATGCCTTGGAGATTGACCTTGTAACGAATGCTGCAGGTAATTTGGGTTTCATATTGGCTCCTGGATGTTTTTGTTCACCAGCAACGGTAGCTGGTAATGCTTTTGGCAGATTGTACAACGATAATACTTTTAATGCTGTGACTCTCACCCAAACAGCTAATGCCTCGCTCACGTCGGGACCATTAGCAGTATCAGCAGCATCAATTGATGGTTATCGTTTAACTTCTTGTTCTTTAGAAATAATGCCAATATCATCATTTAATACGGCAGGTAGCTTTGTTATAGCATACACGAATCGAAATAGTGGAATGACCCAAGATATTCGTGCTATGGGTTATCAGATGGGTAATTTGAGATTATTACCTTACTCTGCTTCATTTAACTCTAAAACACCTTACCGAATGATAATGGTACATGGAGGGAATGATGAAGAAGAATTTGTGAATATAAGTTCTGTTGCGACAAAGCAACTTTTTTATGTTGTTGGAACAGGTCTACCACCTAGTACTTCAGTTGGTAAAGCGATTATCAACCTAGTTTTTGAATATTTCCCAACAGCAGCAGGGTATCCATTAGCCGTCATGGATTATCCACAACCAGGCCCTATGACAGTCCAGTTCGAATCAGTGGCCTTTTCGCGCTTCCCAGTTCTACAGTGTTTGACACGTATGGACGCGCAGCGAGTTGCAACCTATATCCCAGATGCGGTTATGCCATTCAACTCGTTAATGAATGTTCTCTCATCAGCGCTCTCTAATATCACTATTGTTGAGAACACCCCAATTGTTGCCCGTGGAATCCCGGATATGGAGATGGAGCAACCTGAGTTCATGCCGTTTTCCTACACTGAATAAATGTGACCTGG